TATCTTGAATTTGAAACAATAAGCAAAACAAACATTCGGGCTAAAATTAATATGACGATCACAGTTGCAGTTGCATACAACAGCAATCCAGCATCGCTCGACAATATCGAGCAATTAATCATAAGTGTTCTGGCAGTCATCCCAGTTGGATACATTGTCAGCTCGGTTGAAAGACCGACAGTTTCACAAGTTGGTGCATCAACGCTGCTTATCGCAGATGTTCGAGTATCTACCTACTACACACAAACAGTATAAGGAGAAATCATGGCAACAGTCGTAATTACCGGTCGTGATGTTGGTTTATCTTTCACAGGTGGAACAGATATTCAAGCACAAGCGACAAATGCAGTTCTAACCAAAGTCAATGAGCGTCAGGTTTATCAGACTATGGATGGCGAAGCATACAAGACAACAAACATTTCAGGAACATTCCAATTGGATATGTTGGCTGATTGGGGCAAGGCAAACTCAGTTTGCGAGGCTCTATGGGCTGCTGCTGAAAGCGCACCAGATACAGATATCAGCATGACACTTACAGCTGCATCAGGAGCACAATTTGTGTTTCCAGTAAAGCCTGAGTTTCCAACTGCTGGTGGTTCAGGTGTTGATGCTCAGACAGTATCATTCACATTCACAGTATCTAAAGGCGCAGTAGTAGAAACATTTAGTTAAAATCTAACAACGGGAGCAAAATGAAACTACCAATCACAATTGAATACAGCTCAGGCGAGCAAGCAACTTATATTGCCCAACCGCCTGAGTGGGCGAAATGGGAAAAGCAGACAGGAAATGTCATTGGACAAGCATCCGAGAAGCTGGGTATTTGGGATCTTATGTTTTTGGCTTATCATGCTCATAAGCGTGAAGTTGCCGGAAGCAAGCCAATCAAACCACTGGATATTTGGATGGAAACAGTAGCCGATGTCATTGTCGGTGATGCAGACCCAAAAGCCACAAAGCAGGAAGCCTAAGCAGATTATTGGTTGAGTTGGCAATTGCAACTCATATTCCAATGAGTGAATGGGTTGATGCGGATGACATATTAACAGCGATCGAAGTATTGGAGGCGCGACATGGCAGTTAGTACCGAACGCTCAATTGCTTATGATAAACGCGAACTTAATAAATTTGCAGCTGTTTTAAGAACAATGAACGAAACTGCTGTAAAAGAAACAAAGCGTAGAATCCAAGAACTTGCTCAAAAAGAATTATCAGAAATTAGACGCATTGCTTCATCTCGCGGTAAAGCAGCAGATCGTATTGCTCAAGGCGGTAAAGTAAAAGCATCATCATTACTTGGCGAAATATCTTTTGGTTTTGCTGGTCAAAAGTTTTCAGGTGGAGCAACAACTCAATTTAACACTCGAAATGATGCTAAAGGCAATCGCAAAGGTATTGGCGCAGCTACTGAATTTGGTTCAAACAGATACCCACAATTTCCGCGTTGGTCAGGCGGAATGGGCAAAGGTGCTGGATCTAGAGGTTGGTTTATTTATCCAACTATCAGACATTTACAACCAACAGTCATTAAAGAGTTTGAAGAAATAATTTTGGAAATTAGAAAAGAGTGGGCTGATGGCAAGTAGAACCTTAACGCTTTCCCTTGCTGCTGATATTGATAATCTGCAAAAAGGATTAAAGAAAGCCGATGATGAGATACAAACCTTTGGAGATAAGGTCGGAGCATTTGGAAAGAAAGCTGCTGCTGCATTTGCGGTCGCTGCTGCCGCCGCCGTTGCCTATGGTACTAAATTAGCTGTTGATGGGGTCAAGGCTGCAATAGAGGATGAGCAAGCACAATTAAGGTTAGCCCAAGCATTAAAGACTGCCACAGGGGCAACTGATGACCAAATAAAGGCAACTGAGGCAATGATCCTCAAAACATCTTTAGCAACTGGCGTGGCGGATGACCAATTGCGTCCAGCAATGCAGAGGTTGGCGGTTTCGACAAAATCAACTGAGGAAGCCCAAAAGTTATTAAGCCTAGCATTAGATATAAGCAAAGGATCTGGAAAAGATTTAGAACAGGTTGCCAATGCGTTAGGTAAGGCTCAAGATGGCAATACCACAGCTCTTGGCAGATTAGGACTTGGATTATCAAAGAGCGAACTTGCAACTCTTTCATTTACTGAAGTTCAACAAAAACTTTCAGATCTTTATGGTGGATCAGCTAGTGCAAACGCTGAAACATTCCAAGGCAAGATTGATCGATTAAAAGTAGGATTTGATGAAGCAAAAGAAAGTCTTGGAGTTGCTTTATTACCACAGGTTGAGCGATTTATTGGATTCTTAAATAACACAGGTATCCCAACTCTCAATGCATTTATTGCAGGATTAACTGGGGATCAGGGTTTAAGTGCAGGATTACAGGAGAGCCAAAGAAGTGCTGAAAGTCTAGGCAAAGGAATTTCTGCTGTGGCTGGCATCATTCAAGGATTCATTGTATTCCTAAGAGAAGCAATTGGGTTAATCATAAGCCTTGCAAATGAAAGCATTAGGGTTATCAACTTGATTAAGCCCGGAGCAGATATTGGATCAATTTCTAACATTTCTCCAAGTAGCAAAAAACTAGAAAATTTGGCTGGACAAGTTGGAACTCCATTTGGTCAAGCAGGTGGCAACACCACAAACATTTATGTTTCATCTATTGATAGCGAAGGTGCTGCAAGATCAGTTGCTAAAGTATTAAATAACAGCGCATCAAGATCAGTTCCACAGCTGTATAACTCAGGCATCAAGGGCGGATAATGACTGTATTTACTCCCGATTGGAAACTAACAATCAATGCGGTTGAATACACAAATGTTGCAATATCTGACATAGCCCATCAGGCTGGTCGTGAGGATATTTACTCTCAGCCCAATCCATCTTATATGCAAATTGAATTGGTTGCCTTAAACAATGAAAACTATAATTTGCAAGTCAATGATGGAATAACCCTCCAAGTTAAAGACAGCACCGACACATACCGAACTTTATTTGGTGGCAACATTACAGACATAACAACAGAGGTTGCAACTGCAAGCAGTATTACTGAAACCTTTACTTATACCATTCTTGCTTTAGGTTCGTTGGCTAAGTTGCCAAAAATAATCTATGACGGCACATTGGCTCGAGATGATGACGGCGATCAAATATATGAATTGCTTTCAGAGTTATTTTTGAACAATTGGAATGAAGTGCCAGCAGCTGAAACTTGGTCTGGCTACGATGCAACAATTACTTGGGCAAATGCTGAAAATGTAGGACTCGGTGAAATTGATCGCCCCGGAGTTTATGAACTTGAAAATCGAACTGCCGATCCTGACACTACTTACAACATTGCAAGCCTTATCGCCAACAGCGCACTTGGTGTTTTGTATGAGGACAATGAGGGTCGCATCTCCTATGCTGATACAACTCACAGACAGAATTATTTAGCCAACAATGGATACACAGAGATTTCAGCAAACACCGCCATTGGTGCAGGATTGAAGGTTTTAACTAGAGGCGCAGATGTTCGCAATGAGATTATCCTTAATTACGGCAATAACTATGGATCACAAAAAACTGCAATTGACCTGACTAGTATTGCAACTTTTGGCTATCGAGGTGAAACCCTAAATACAGTCTTGCATGATGCTACCGATGCTCAAGCTGTGGCTGATCGCTTTATTGCCCTTAGATCTTATCCAAGAGCCTTATTTGACAGCATTACATTTCCATTGACTAACTCAGCCATTGATGATGCTGACCGAGATGCGCTACTTCAAATATTTGTGGGTCAGCCAATGCGAATAACAGACTTGCCTGTTCAAATAGCCTCAACTCAACAATTTGAGGGTTATGTTGAAGGTTGGCGTTGGAGCACTAGGTTCAACGAATTATTCTTAACCATAAATCTAAGCCCAATTGAATTTTCTCAAGTAGCACTTGCTTGGGATCAAGTATCAGCCTCAGAGGCTTGGAACACTTTATCCGCTATACTAACATGGGAAAACGCGATAGGAGCAGTAGCCTAATATGGCAAACACAACGAATTATAATTGGGAAACACCGGATGACACAGATTTGGTTAAGGATGGCGCAGCCGCTATCCGCACTCTTGGTTCATCTGTTGATACAACCACAAAAGCATTAAATCCATCTACAACACTTGGCGATATTGAATATCGATCAGCAACAGCAAATACAAATACAAGACTTGGAATTGGAACAACTGGACAAGTTTTATCTGTTGTTGGTGGAGTGCCAGCATGGGCAACTTCTGATGATGCTAATGCAATTCAAAATG